AATGAGTGGTGGACTTGAAAGTCTTGCCACGCACGCGGCGGGTTTGCGAATGAAAGTGGACGTGGAACAGGGTTATGGTTCAGCACCTCTAACCGTGAGCTTTTAGGGGTTATCGGTATGGAAGTACCACTTACTGCTCGCATTGATGACCTGCAAAGTGAAACCAATCGCTTAAATGCGGTGGGCATCACCACGATTTTTAATAGCTTTGGCACGGGCTTTCGTTTATGGGGTAACCGCTCAAGCTGTTTCCCAACGGTTACCCATATCATCAATTTTGAAACTGCCTTGCGGACAGGGGATTTGATTGATGAAAGTATTCGCCGTGCTGAGTTGCAATATATCGACCGTCCGATTGATGATGCGTTAATTGATAGCCTACTGGAAACCATTCGCACCTATTTAGGGACGCAAAAAAGTTTAGTGGGTTTTGAGGTGGAGCTAGATTATGACTACGATTTGGTGGACGCATTTAGTCAAGGGCAAATCCCCCTCACCTACGATTACACGCCAAAACTGCCTGCAGAACGCATTAGCAACCGTTCGGTGATGACGCGTAAATACTTGGTGAATTTGGTCGGTCAAAAATAATAAGGAGCAAAAATGAGTACATCAATTAATCAGATCGTTAATGCTAACGTGTACTTTAACGGTAATTCATTGCTTGGCAAAGCCAAAGAAATTAAGGTTGCCGATATTGAGTTTGAACAAATTGAGCATAAAGGGCTTGGTTTAGTGGCAACCATTAAACTGCCCGCAGGCTTAAATGCCTTAGAGGGTGAAGTAACTTGGGATAGTTTCTACCCTGAAGTTCGTGTACAAAATACTAACCCATTTAAACACCAGCAATTAATGATCCGCTCTAATTTGCAAGTGTTTGATGCAATGGGGCTAGCAAAAGAAGCGCCATTAGTTACGGTAATGAATGTGCAGTTTAGTAAAACCGCAGGCGGAAGTTTTAAGCCTAAAGAGGCGGTTGAGCTGCAAGATAGTTTCCAAATCTACAGCATTAAGCAGACCTTAGAGGGGAAAGAATTGCTCTACGTGGATACCTTTGCCAACATCTACCGTGTAAACGGACAAGATGTGTTGCAAAAATACCGCACGAACATCGGGCAATAAAAATCTTTAAACCCCTTTAAAATCAATTTAAAGCCCGTTTAAGTAAACTCCTTGGCGAAGTTAAACAAAACCAACCAAGGAGTTTTTTTTATGAATACCGCAACGAAATTAATGAACAATCTTCGCTCTTATACCACCTACACATTGAAATATCCTGTTGAAGCCCCTGATGGAAATACCATTAAAGAAGTTGCACTGCGTCGTATGAAAGGTGCTGACCAAGCCGCATTTGAAGAACAACGTTTTAATTTAGAGCAAGATGGCTACAAAATTACAAAATTCTTCTTAACTCGATTATCTAATTTGATCCCTGAAGATATTGATGAGATTGACCAAGCTGATTTGACAGAGTTAAACAAACTTATTACAGCCTTGGTTTCTGAGGGAAAGTCCAACGATTAAGTGAGCTTGATGAGGTGTTTGCTGATCTCGCTTGGTGGTTTGGTTTTTCACCAAGCGATTTAATGGAAATGGATTTAGTCGATATCCCTAAATGGGTAGAACAGATGAATCGGCAAGTTAAGGCTGGCTATGGGCAAATTTTACGGTAACACCACACGATCCCTTCGATGATGAAACCTAAAATAAGTCCCGTAGCTGCTGCAACAACTGAGGTGGCATAGCCAAATAAACCCCACACCAGCACAATAAATAAAAGGCTTACGCAAAGCCCAAGGATTAAAGCTAAAAAACTCAAATCTGACGAGAACCAATGGGCAATTAATGGAATGAAAAGCGTATAACCTAGCCAGCATGTAACGCTAGCAATAGCAAACCCCCAAGTGATTTTCAGCACACGTTCTGCAATAACCATTGTTTTCACCTCGTTTTATTCCGTTTTTCTTATTTTACGCACAGGAATGTATAAATGGCAAATAATTTAGCAATCGGTATGGTCATTGGAGCTGCATTAAGCTCGGGATTTAAAAGTACGTTTAGCTCTGCTCGCAAATCATTAGAGAATTTAGGTAATGCTATCAGTAAAAGCCAGCAATCTCATCAAAAGTTAGGGGCTGAACTTGGTGAATTGCGTCAGAAGCAAGCACAACTTTATGCAGAAATGAGTAAAGCTAGTCGCAAAGGGGGGACTGGATTAGCTTTATTGCGTGCTGATTACGATAAACTCACTAATAAAATCACAGCGGTTAAACGCAAGCAACAAGAATACACTAAGGCAATTGAGCAGTCATTCAAAATTCAGTCAAAACTGACTAATTCCATCCATCTTCAGGAAAAAAATCACGCATTCCGAGAGCGACAAAAAAGTACATTTAGTTCAAATTTAATGGCAGGTACAGCAATGGCGGCCACAGGATTTGGCGTAATGAAAACTTTTATGGAGCAAGAAGATGCGGCAACGGATCTAAAAATTGCAATGATGAAAATGGATGGTTCTGTTGGGGCATTTAATGAGATCAGCAAAATTGCCAAAGAATTAGGGCGTGATTTACCCGGCACAACAAAAGACTTTTATCGACTTGCCCAAGCCTTAAAGAAACAAGGTATTTCTGATTCTGTTCTAAAAGGTGGAGCCTTAAAAACATCCGCTGAATTAAACGTATTATTAGAAATGGATCAGCAAGCAGGTGGTGAGTTTTTGGCGAAGTTTATGGAGTCTCACCGTTTAAGTGAGTCTGAATTGCCACAGGCAGCGGACTACCTACAACGAGCGATGTATGCAGGTGGGTTAAGTAAAGAGCAAATGTATGAATCAATGAAGTATTATGCGCCAAAACTTAACTCAATGAAGCTGACTGGTGCAGAAAACACTGAAAAGATTCTTGCAATTGAGGCAATGGCTGGGCAACAAGGTTTAGAGGGCTCTACCTTTGGAACTGGTCTAAATATGATGTTATCGCGAATGAATAAAGGCCCCGAAATGCTACGTATGGCAACAAAAGGAATGAAAGCAGAAGCTCGCGATATTATGGAAGCCTCAGGTGTAGAGTTTAATTTCTGGGATAAAAATGGTGCGTTTAAAGGTGTAGATGGAATGCTTGCCGAAATGCAGAAATTTGAACAAATTCGCACCAAATTTGGGGATAAAGGCGTGGGGCTGGTTGCAGAAGAACTCTTTGGTATAGAGGGCGGGCGCCTTGCTGATATTCTTGCCCAAAAGGGAGCCAAAGGCTTAGATGAAATGCTTATTAAAATGCGAGAGCAAGCCAGTCTACAAGATCGCATTAAGCTCAAAACATCTACATTAAGTGCAGCATTAGAAAGTTTAGGTGGCGTTTGGGATGCTGCTGTTGGTAGTCTCGGTGCTGTTTTTGGGCAAGACATCAAAAACTGGGCAAACAGCCTCCAAGAAGCCATAGAAAAGTACACTCCATTGATCGCACAAAATAAAGAGCTCATAAAAACTGTTGTTGGTGGAGTGGCTGGGTTTATTGGTTTTAAGCTGGCATTATCAGGTTTAGGGATTATTGCCAGTTCCGTTCTTTCACCTGTTTTGAGCCTTATTGTTGGCATAAGAAAATTTAAAACCTTGGTTGCAATGTTGCGCTTAAAACAAGTTACAGGCGAATTAACAGCTTTTGGAAAGGGCGCTAAATACACTGCTAGGTTATTAAAATCAATGAAAAGTGGTGCAATACGCACATTCACGGCTAGTTGGCGCGGCTTAAAAACTATTTCATCAGGCGTAGTATGGGGGATGCGCTGGCTATTAAGCGGCTTTTCATCTCTTGGTAAATTACTTGGTGGTGGTTTATTGCGTGGTGTGAATGTGATCGGAAAAGCCTTTTTATGGTTAGGTCGTGCGATGTTAATGAACCCGATTGGGTTAATTATTACAGGCATTGCCTTAGGTGCTTTTTTAATTTACCAATACTGGGAGCCTATTTCCGCGTGGTTTAGTGAAAAATGGACGGTAGTATCGGGGATTTTTTCTAATGCGTGGAATGGGATTAGCCAATATTGCTCTCAGACATGGGAAAGCATTAAAACATTCTTTAGCTCTGGCATTGGCAACATTACAGCCAGCATTTTGAGCTGGTCACCATTAGCATTATTCCAGCAAGTTTTTTCTACCGTGCTGTCTTGGTTTGGTATTGATATACCAAATCAATTTACCAACTTTGGTAAAAATATGATTGATGGTTTAGTCAATGGGATTAGGAATGCATGGGAGGGAGCAAAAGAAATTGTTTCTGAATTAGGTAACGGAATTAAGGGCTGGTTTGCTGAAAAATTAGGTATTCACAGCCCAAGCCGAGTGTTTAAAGGCTATGGGGTGAATGTGGTTGAAGGGTTGGCAATCGGTATGGCTAACGCCCAGCCATTAGCCACCGAAGCAAGTAAAAATCTCTCAAGTGCGGTGAAATTCGAGCCTGTTTTAAACAACGTTGAAACGGTATTTAAACCACTTTTAAGCGAGAAAAAAGGCTTTTTCGGCACATTATGGGACGATATCAAATTCGGGGCGAATTTTATCGGTAATTTGCTTGGGATTAATCAACCGATTTATTTCCGCACACCTGATTTTAATCCTGCAAGTGGTCAAAATTCGTCAATTTTGCGCGATTATCAACCGATTAATCGCAATGTAGTAACCAGTAATGAATCCAACCATAACAATGGCATAGTGGTCAATTTTAACCCCACCATTAATGTGAGTGCTACCCAAAGTCAAGATATGCTGGAACAGGTACAGCAAGGCTTGAATATGAGTTTGGTAGAGTTTGAGCGCCTACTTAATCGTGTGCTAGACCAACGCCAGCGTAGAGCCTATTAGGAGGAGAAATGTATTGTTTACTTGGCGACATCGTATTTGAGCCCATTGACTTAACGGAGTTTTCTGAAACCCAGCAAGCCAGTTTTGCGGAACACGCAGTAATGCGCGGCAAACCTCGACTACAAGCAACAGGTGATGGGCTGACCACCTTGCAATTTGCGGCAAGGCTACATCATCAAATCGGCGGTGTGGAAAGCCGTTGGCGTGCGTTAAGTGCGGCAAAATCTGCTCAGCAGGCACTTGCCCTTGTGTGGGGGCGTAATGGGGGTGACGGTTTATATCCCTGTCTTACAAGTACAACCCACCAATAATGAACAGATGCCACCTTGGCTAAGGGGAAACAATGACTAATGTCGCTCAATATGATTTTTCGCTGTTTTATGAAAAAACTAATATTTCCGCCGAAATTGAACCGCACTTAATTGAACTGAGCTATACCGATTATCTAGAAGGGCAAAGTGATGAATTAAGCGTAACCTTTGAAGATATCCAAGGAAAATGGATACGCCAGTGGTTTCCAACTCAAGGAGATAAATTAATTGCAGCGATTGGTTATAAAGGCTCGCCGTTAGTAGAAATTGGCGGCTTTGAAATTGATGAGGTGGAATATGCAGCCCGCCCTTCAACTATTACGCTACGGGCTTTAAGTAGCGGTATCAGCAAAAATTACCGCACTTTAAAACCCAAAGCCTATGAAAACACTACGCTGGCACAGATTGTAGCACAGGTGGCAGAACGCTTAAAACTTAAGGTGGTTGGCACAATTAAACCTATCCCAATTAAACGAGTTACCCAGTACCAAGAACGAGATGTGGAGTTTTTATCCCGTCTTGCTCGTGAGTATCATCACAGTTTTAAAATTGTGGGTAACCAGCTGGTGTTTACCCATAAAGATGAACTGGGAAAAAGCGAGCCTGTTGCGGTGCTGGATGAGCGGGATGTCATCAGCCTGCGATTGAAAGGCGTTAAATAAGCCTTTTTAATTTATATTTAATAAAAGGAAAAACAATGAAAAAAACAACCGCACTTTTAACCCTTGCTTTCACCCCATTAGTGCAAGCAGGGAATTGGGGAT